GCTAATGCACTAACAGCAGATTATTTTACTGGATATGGACTTAAAATACCTAATCAAGTTGCTGCAACTGCAACTTCTGGAACGGTAACAACATTAGCAACTCTATCGGTTTTTGGAGCTTCTGCAACTACTACTTCATGTATTTTTGATATGAGCGTATTGTCGTGAGTGGATTAACCAGTAACGCAAATCTTACTGGTTTTAAATACGGTAACATTCAAACCGTAGGCGAACAGTATCCAAGTGTTCCAATTAGTGCAGCTACTGGCAGTCCACAAACCGTTGTACTTAATCAAATTACATCTACTAGTACTGTTTATAATCCAACAGTTAATAGACAAGCGTCCAACGCAATTTCTCTTAATCAGATAGCATCAACTACAAATATTTACCTTCCTGCGGTAGTTCAAGCTGGAGGGACTCAAACTGTTACCTTAGATAGAATTGCATCTACTACTCAAATCTATCTTCCAACAATTAGCAGACAAGCATCCAAGTTAATTAGTCTTAATAGACTAGAATCTACTACAAGTGTTTACCTTCCTACAGTTGTTCAAGCTGCTGGCCCTCAAACAATAACACTTAACAGGCTTAACTCTACTACTCAAATTTATCTTTCAACTATTGCTCAAATTTCTAACTTTGTTGATACGTCAGACATTCTTAATAGATATACTGGCAAGCGTTCAGAATCCAAAGAAGAAGAAGAAATTGCTGCTCAGTTGTTAAAAGCCAGACAAAAACGGCCGCAAGTTGAGCGAAAGGTTAGAAAATTACGAAATTGGAAAAAGCTGATTTATGAAGCTATTTACGGGGCAGATACTTTAGAAGAAGTAGATGCCATTACAACTCCACCAGTTCCAGTGGATTCTCCGGAAATTGCAGCAGCAATACTAGCTGAAATAAAAGAACAAAAAGCACTTCGTAAGGCTGAAATTACGCTTACAATAGAGGGTGGGCAATCAAATACACCTCAATTTGAATCACAAAAACAGGCTATTGATGCTATAAAGCAACTTCAACAAGAGATTTTAAATCGTCACGCTGTAGCAGTAGAAGCAGCAAAACAAATGGAGATCCAAGCGTTTTTACAGTTACAAGAGGCTGAACGCAAAGCTGAAGAGTTTACGCGCAAACGAAATAACCGTATAAAACGATTAAAAGCTTTAATGTGGTTAGCTAAAATAGACTTATGAGCAAATATAAATTATTTCAATACTGTCCAGTTAAACAAAAAGTAGTGCCAATAGAACAAATAGATCGAGGATACCAAAGTTATGCCAGGGATCTATTTATACAAGATGAGATGGCACCAACACGCAATCCGCTCAATCCTAACGAGATCTATACCAGTAAATCAAAGCTCAGAGCTGCTTATCGAGCGGCTTGGGCTATTGAAGTTGGTGATGCTTACGACAAAGGGTACATCCCAGATCGAGAATCTGGCGCACCCGAACGTAAACTAATCAACAAACTAAAAAGTGAAATAATTGATAGGTATAGAAATGGAAGATAAATACGAGACTGAAGATACTGAAGTTAAGCCAAACCGGTCGATCTCTGAGTTGTCTATTCGAGAAAAATTAAGCCAGCAGTTGAATGATGGTTCTAAACATGAAGATAATACTGAGCCAACAGAGACAACTAAACAGGAAGTAACAGAAGAAGCTCCGGCGACTGAACCAGTTACCGAGATCGAAAAGCCTCAACTTGTACCACCGGCGGATATGAATGCGGTGGAAAAAGAAGCGTACCTTAATCCTACTCCAGCTAATGCTCATATTCTTCAATCCTACCTAAATAGACGCGCCTACGAAACTCGCTCGGATTATGGTCGCAAAATGCAAGAAGTAGAGCAATTAAAAAAACAAACCGCTGGATTATACGAAACCATTAAGCAGTACGAGGATTACTACGCTAGAGACGGCATTTCGTTAACTGACGTTACCAAAAAGGCAATCGCCTGGGATAAGGCTATGGAAACTAACCCAGTTGCCACAGCCCTAGATTGGTTAGATGCTCACGGGTTAAGCGTCAATGACCTTGTAGGCCAACAACAGCCGCAAACGTCTCAGGCTGAATACCTAACAAGGGAACAGGCCGAAAAAATCGCTGAAGAGCGGTATAACGCTTTACAGCAGGTTCAGGAAAAGAAGAATCTTGAATACTATAATCAACAGGTGGTAAACTCATGGATAGCTAACAAGCCACTATTTAGAGATCCAGAAACAGCCTCTCAATTAGAGACTGAAATGGCTCCGGTAGTTCAGGCGCTTAATGCCACAGGGCGGTATTCCTCCCCTGAGCAAGTGCTAGAAACTGCCTACAATTATGTGGTGAATGGCAACCCGACCTTTTCCAGCCTTAATTCTAAAATGGCTGCTGGGCCGGTGGTACAACAGCAGCAAGCTACGGTTCAAAAGGCCAAGGCCGCTGCCAAAACAATATCTGGCTCCGCTGGTAGTGGGACTCCCAGGATACAAGCTCAAAATTTACGGGATAACCTGCGGCGTCGATTTGTCGGCGAATAAGCTATTCGGTTATCCCAAAACTTTAAAAAGGGATAACAATGGCTAATTTAGAAGAGGCAATCGTAAGTACCCTTTTCGACCAGTCATCGGAGATCGCGGATTTAGTGCTTCATCACAATCCGGTTACTTCCGTTCTGGACGAGAATGGGCGAATTAAGAAAACTGAAGGTGGAACTGAGTTCCGTAAGCCTGTTATGTATAATGACACGGCAGTTGGCGGATTTTATCAGGGATATCAGTCATTTGATTTAAGCTCAATCGATGACCTAACGGCTTTCCGTTTCAACATCAAGCAGTGCTATGAGCCTGTAGCGATGAGTGGACGTGAGCGCCGCGCTAACCGTGGAGATGCACAGCTCCTCGACCTAGCTGAGGCAAAGATGGAGGCTGCAATCGAGCGCCTAAAGAATACGGTTTCAACATCACTTCGTGGTGACGGAACTGGTTCAGGTGGACTTGAGTTTGACGGTATCAAGAAGGCAGTTTCGACTTCGCCTTCATCTGGTACTTACGGTGGAATTGACCGTGTTTCTAACTCATGGGCTAGAAACTATGCAACCAACGTAACGCTTACTGCTGCAAACGTTCAGGAGACTATCACCGATGTTATCAGCCGCCTAACCCGTGGTTCTGAGGCACCGGATCTTGGTCTTATGGATCGTACGGCATGGAAGTATCTCCATAGCTCACTAACGGCTATTCAGCGTATTCAGCTTCCTACAAAGAAGGCTGTAGCTGGTTTCCGTGTTCTTAGCTATGACGGATGCGATTTCGTGTTCGATGGTGGATTTAATTCTAGCGTACTTGAGACTAACTCATGTCGATTGCTCAATACTAAGTATTGGACTTTCGATTTAGTTCGAGGAAGCGATTTCAAGCCACTAGCACCAACTATGGATCGCCCGTTTGATCAGGATGCTTTCTTCACGGTTATTATCGTTGAAGGGAACCTATGCTGTTCTGCTCCGGCTCTCCAGGGTGTTATTTACGCTTAATAAGGAGGATTAGAGTATGTCACAAGTAGGATCTTTTGGTGTTAATTACAGGAAGACGTTTACTGATACTAACGTTCCGCTTCCAACTCCGGTTGGAACAGTGGGATCGTTGGTAGAGGGAGACTTCGTATTTGTTCAGGCTGATGGAGCTATTGATCAGTATGGTTTTGTGAAAATCGAAGCTGATGGTCAGGCTGCTATGCTAACAACTACAAATGCTGGTTCAAATGCACTCTTAGTTGGTGTGGCTCAGGTAGCTGCTGCTGACAATGAGTACCTTTGGGTATGGATTGGCGGCCCAATGGGCGGTGGTGTAGGTAAGGGTATTCGTGGAAAGGTAGCTGCTAACTTTGTTGCTAAAGCTAACCTAAACACAACGGCTACGGCTGGTGTGGCTGATGATGCCTCGACTACGCTTATCAAGGGTGGTGTTGGACTTGCTTCAACAACTCCTGCGGCAGCTGTAGAGCTTGGTTCGGTAGATCATCTCCGAGTCAACTAACCTAACTGGGGGGTAGCAATACCCCCTTTTTTGTGAGGATTTATGCCAACAGTTTCAAATCTTATCGGTCTTGGTATGCCACCAGAGCATGCAGTGCAAATATGCGATGGCGTAGAAGCCAACGTAGTAAATGCTACTGCTGGTGGCCTTCGTACTAAGATGGCAGTGAACAATGTAAACGACACTACCCCTACTAACGCAGAGCTGACCACGTCTTTTGGTGCACCTGCAACTGTAGGCACTGGTTTTGTCGGTATTGTGAAGGATAACGATGCAGACACTAACTGCTTTGTAGTTGTGTCTAATGGCGTTACTTTTTACTACCTCAAGTTTACTAAGGCGCTGTAATTATAAGGGGGGAGTAATCCCCCCGTTTTATTAGGTGATTTATGCCAGATTTTACCCCTTCAAACCCTGGAGCACTTTTCCCAGCTTATCAATTAAGAGCTGTTACTCCTTCAGATACAACTGAATTAACTGGATGCCGTGGTCTTTACATTGGCGGTACAGGGATTGTTAGCATCATAGCTTGCAACGATACTTCAGCGGTTTCTTTAACAGTTCCAGCCGGTACGTTATTACCTATCTTTGTTAAAAAGGTAATGGCGGCTACAACTGCAACTTTAATAGTAGCTTTTTATTAGGAAGGTTATGGGAATAGGAATAGGAATATCTGCTGACATTCGAGCAGGTATTGTTAGCACAACTCCAGAGGAGCCGCCGCCGCCTCCGGAGGAGTAACGAAATTAGTGCTAAATATGAAGTTAAAGGTTATATATATTATGTAACCTTTAATTTTTAAGGAAATTTTATGCCACAGATAGACTGGGAAACTATAAGACAGCAAGCTAACGGAGTAATCGTTCAAAAGAAACGATACGCCGGAGCGAATGTCAAATTCTTTTACGCTTACAACGAGAATGAAGAAAAGTCTTTAAGAGAAGGCCGTCCGATCTTTGATGAAATACCATCGATCAGTATTCAATGGCCTGGAATGGACGAGACAGTTAGACGTATAGAGCCTCAAGATATTCAAGAATATCCTGAAGCCTACGCACGTTTTAAGGCTAATTCTGAGCCTGTTACCGAGGGAACTCCACTTGCTGAATGGTCAATGATGAACGGTTCAGCTATGCGGGAGTTGCAGTACTTAGGGTTTAAAACCGTTGAGCAGGTAGCTAACGCAACTGATGAAGCCAAGCGAAAGTTAGGTACATTGTCCAAGTTTGTTAAGATCGCTCAGGAGTGGCTAGCTGCTGCTAATTCAACTCAGAATGAAGTAGTAAAGCTAAAAACTAAGCTAGAGCACGAACAGGCTCGCACTGCCAAGCTTGAAGAGAAGATGGAACTGTTACTACAACGACTAAGCGCTAACGAAGGGACTGACCTTCGGACAGCACGAAAGGAGGTGATCCAGTCAATCGAGGCCGAGGAAGATCTTGATTTAGATGATTCACCAAAACCAAGGGGTAGGCCAAGAAAAGTATGAGCATAGCCACGGTTATACAAAATGTAGCAAATGAGGCTGGTTATACCGTTGAGTCAAACATTCTGACATCTTCAGAAACTACGACAAAACAGTTACTAGCCATAGCACAACGTATTAACCGTGACATATTTGAGGCGTATCCCTGGCCTAAGTGTTACGCCACAAGTTCTATAACGCTGGTAGCTGGCCAAGCTACATATGCCCTACCAGCGGCTTTTTCCTATTATCAATACGAAACATTCTGGAATCAAAGCACTAGGTGGAGAGTTTTAGGGCCAATATCTGAGCAAGATTATGCCCAGATCCAAGGTTTTGGATTGATGCCTACTATTTACCAGCGGTTTCAAATTAGAGGCATGTCAAATACAGAGCTTTTAATTAGCCCAACTCCACAAACATCAGGGCAAGTTTTAATCTTTGAATACATTTCAGACAGGTGCGTTGTTCCTAAAACCTGGACAGCATCTACAAGCTTTGCTGCTAATGCTTACTGCATCTATAACGGCAATTACTATCAGACGACCGCTGGAGGCACTACAGGGGCTACAGCGCCAACGCACACAAGCGGAAGCGTGTCTGATGGTGGTGTAACATGGACTTACTATAACGGCGCTTATAGCGAATTCTTAGCCGATACAGACACAAGCATCTTTCAAGAGAAGTTACTCGAGCAGGGCGTATTAGAGCGGTTTGCTGAAATTCATGGTTTGGACAGTATTAAGCCACGATTTGATATGCAGCTCCATGAGGAGTTTAGCAGAACCGCAGCCGGTAAAGTTATATATGCGGGTGGGATCAGTCGTCCTACTCAGTTTGCAAGAGATGGTGTTGTAGCGTTTGGGACGTGGATATGATTGGAGAGCAACCTAGAGATCCTGAGTTAACCTATAGCGATCCAAAAGCGTATATTCTTTACTTACGCACCAGAGGAATGAACCCTGCTCAAATTGATGGCTTAGTGCGTCAAAGATTTGGCGCTGGAGAAACGCCAGAGCAAAGAGCAAGAAGAGAGGCCGGTGAAAAAGAAACTGCCGGTTATGCACAAGTGGCAGGGCAGTTAGGTGGAACACTTGGAGGTGCTTATTTAGGCTCGCAATTATTAAACTTACTTCCTGGTGCTACATCAACAGGTGCAATTGCTCAGCCAACATTGTTAGGTGGAACACAAGCTTTAGGCTCTACAGCCGCAACTACGACCGGTACGACTGGAGGCGCAACAACTGTCGGTGGCATGGGATTGGGTACCGCTGCTGGACTTGCTGCTTTAGGATCTATTGGAGCAAATCAACTTTGGGAAAACGGCATGAAAGATATAGTTCGTGGCCGTGGAACACGAGAAGATTATATAAATACTGGGTTAATGGTGGGTACCGGTGGCTTAGGTGGATTGCCTAATTTAGCGTTAAGACTCGCTGGAAAGCGATCTATCGGTAAAATGATGACCACCGGTAAATCAGACGCTCAACAGCTACGTGATGATTTTAGAAGCAAACTAAAAGAAACTGGTGTAGCCGATGATAATTATCATGTTACTTTGGCTGATGGTACTAAGTTTAATATCGGGTTAGACGGTAAAAATACTTTTAAAAATGTTGGCGAAAACATTGACGGCAAAACAACTCGTCGTGCTTATGACATAGATTTTAGCAATCCATTGGCAAAGTATGCTGCCAGTCAAATTGACCCAATGATTCGTAACATTTATGGGCCAGATGCAGAAAAAGCAGGTATTAGACCTGAACAGTACACAGGAATACTGGTTAATGCCGCTACAAGTAATGCTAAAACCGATAAGGATGTATTAGCCAACATACAAACTATGCTAGGCAAATCAACTTTTGCTCAACAGGCCGGTGTTGGTGTAACCCCTCCACCTCCGGCAAAAGCTCCTCAAGGACAAGTCGTTCGCGTTAGTCCTGGTATGTACGTCAACGATAAAGGTCATGTTGGGCCAGCTAAAACTGTACGACAAGCACTAGAAACAAACTATCAAAAATCAAAAGGGAAAAAGTAATTATGGCTAAAAAAGGCGCAATGGTTAGAATGCCGCGCGAAACTGCTGGAGAGCGTTTATCTCCTGGCGTATACCGTGGAAGCAGAGGCGGATTAGTTGGTCAAGGTGGACAGCAAATTAGACGCCAGCCACAAGCACCACCATCAGTAGCACCGCCACAAAATAATCCAATGCAAATAGACCCTGGGGCTTTTAATCCTGGAATGCAAATGCCTAATGGGCAGCAGGTTCAGCAAGGGATATATTTGGCTCCTGGTTTTGGTGCTGATCAAACAAATATGCCAATGGATAAAATGTACCGTTGGCCTCAAGGCCAGCAAATGCCGCAACCATCTGCTAATATGGGCGGACAATATCGTTTAAGTCCAGGCGTATACGGTACTCAGCAGCAAGCGATGGATCAATTAAATCAGCAGATGCAACAGATGTATCAGCCAATGACAATGCCACAAGTTCCAAAAAGGTAATAAATGGCCTTTCAAGGGTTCACAATGTCACCGCCTTATGGCGGGTTGGATACGGTAAGTCCAATAGATAACATGGATCCAGCCTTTGCTTTGGAGCTAGTGAACGTGTTCCCAGGAGCCGGAGCTCCAACTGTAAGATTGGGGTATCAGCAGTTTAATACTAGTGGCACAACTATTCCTGCTTCGCCAATTAACTTTATGCGGGAACTACCGCTAAAAACTGGTGTAAAGCATCTTATAGCTGCTACTGATACTAATCTTTATAAGATATTATCAGATGGATCGGTAGCTACTGTAACCAACGCTACGCCGCATACGGATGGTCGATTTAACTCTGAAATCTTTGCTAATAACCTTTACCTATTAAATGGTGTAGATACCCCTCAAGTTTATACCGGCACTGGTAACGCTAGTAATGTCCATTTTACATGTAGTGCTGGACTATCCAATTTAATAACCTGCGCTCCTTGGAAGCGACGATTGTACTTTATACAGAAAAATACCACTTCTGTTTGGGTTCATGCTTCGGTTGATGTCCCTGGAACTTCAGGATCTCCAAAATTAGACGAAATTGTTGATATTACCTATTCCCTTAAAAAAGGTGGACATTTGCTATTTGCGGGAAGCTATACCAATCAAATAGCTTCCACCTCTCAAGACTTATTTTTTGCCTGTAGTTCTGAAGGTGAAGTGCTTTTCTATAGTGGCACTGGGCCATCGGATTGGTCATTAGTAGCTCATTTTTATATAGCCAAGCCAGTTGGCTATCGTGCATTTATTCGATTTGATGCTGATATTTGGATTATTACTCAAGACGGTATAGTTGCTGTTTCATCGCTATTCCAAGCTGATTCAAACGTAGTCATTAACTTAATCAGCGGTAAGGTGAATCCAATTATTTCTAACGCTGCTGAGACGTTTCCTTTTTCCCATGATTGGTCAGGATTTGTTTGGCCTAGAGGCAGACGAGTTTATGTTTCAATACCTCAGTCCAGCACCGAAAACTACTTTCTGGTTTACTCGATGGATACTAAGGGATGGACAACCTTTAGATTAAATGATGGCGCTCATGCCAATTCCTCGTGCTACGCCTTTGAACAACCGTTTTACGGTTCCCTCACAGGGATTGTTTATGAAGGTGAGATTGGACAAGCCGATGCTGTAACATCTACGTCATCTGGTCAGGCTATTCTATTTTCTGGACGTACCGCATTTAGCTTTTATGGTAGCCGTGGAAATTATAAGGCATTTAAAGATATTAGACCTTTATTAAAAGTGAAGCGAGGCGTTACACTAAGCTTAGGTTTGGATACTGATTTTAAGCGAGGAGCTGTGACCACAAACGTAACTGTACCAGCTGGAAGTTTTACCGCCTGGGGTAGTCCTTGGGGCAGTCCTTGGTCGGCTGATGTTACTTACACTTATGACAGATATGCTGTTAAGGGTCAGGGACATTGTGCAGCGGTAAGATTTGGTGGAGCTATTAAAAACACAACTTTAGACCTATACGGATTTGAGATTCGTTACGATATGGGAGGGCAGGTATAGTCATGGCTAAGAAAAGCGCATTCACTAGAGATCCAAAACAAGTAGAGGCACCAACATTCAAGTACGGCGAGAATAAGACTGCCTATGAATCGTTAGACCCACAAAAGCAACGAAGATATCAGGAGTTACTTAATACAAAAGGCCGTTCAGCAGCAAACACCTATTTAGGACAAACATCAGGTCAACCTGTAAGACAACCTGGTAAAGCTCCGGTTCCAAGTCAGCAAACAGTTGGCGCTATTCCTTTTGCCGAACAAACTCCTGAGCAGCAGATAAACCAAATGGCTGACATCGGTGGTGATATTTATAGTCGTATGGCTGGGTTTGCTCAAAACTTTAATCCTCAAACTTTTCAGCAGCAATATGAGCCGCAGTTTCAACAGGCCATGGACAGGGCCAGACAAGGCGTTATAAATCAGTTTGAGCAACGTAACGCACAAAGTTTTGCTAAAGAACGGCAGGATTTTGAGACAGCTATGGCTAATCGCGGAGTATCCCCAGGAAGCCAACAGTATCAAGCTGAATTACAAGGCTTAACTGATAGGCAGGATAGAGCACGACAAGAGGCTTTAAACGCTGCTGAGCAAGCTGCTTACGGTATCCAAGCACAAGGTTATCAACAGGCTACTGGAACGGCTATGTTACCGGGCGAAATTCAAGCTCAGTATCAGGCCCCATTTATCGCTCAATATGGTCAAGCGGCTAATCAGTCTCAACTGGCTCAACAGCAGCAATATGCTAAAGAACTAGCAGCGTTGGAGAACAAATATAGATTGCAGCAAATAAGAGCTACTCCTCGTGGTGGTGGAGGAGGTGGAGGAGGAGGTGGAGGGTTAGATCCTTACCAGCAATACGAATTAGCGCAAACAATGAGTCGTTATAATGAAGGAACTCCTCAACCAAATCCCTTGGCTACAGGTATTAGCTCTTTAGTTAGTAACATTGGCCCAGCCGTAATCAATAGAATGGGAAAATAGTATGGCAGACGGATTAGCAGAAGCGCTCCTTGGGTTAAACTTTACACCGGCTGAAGATCCTTATGGAATTGCTGCACAAGGACTTGCCGCAAGTACACCCCAACTGATCACCCCTTACACTTCAACTGGTAAGGCTATAGGTATTGGTTTAGGGTCGATTCTGCTTCAATCTTTACTAGGTTATCAGGCTAAACAAAGTGCTTTACAAGATACTTTGCAAGCTAATAGCTTAGCCAATCAGATGCTTAAGATGCAAACGCCAGAAGAGCGAACAGCATTGATAGGACAGGAAGGGTTGCCAACAAATGTATCAAGTCGTTTGGCAAGCTTCGCCACTGCATTGACTCAACAGGATGTAACAAGAAAAGTTGCACGCGAAAATAAATTGGCCGACTTAGAAACCGCAGCAAAGTT